AAAAGGACATTACGGTCAATACACAGGTAACTCTAGATGTTGCTCAGACACTAAAGTAACTAGTAGCAATTACAAAGCATCTGAAAGAGATGATGCTGCGCATATAGATTATTTAAAAAGAGATGTGTTATATGATAATAAACACGGGCATAGTGACGAAAACATGACTGCTGACGAAAAACACATATCAAAGTTAGCTGGTGATATGAAATATGATAAAGAAAATCATGGATCTGCGGCTAATTATAATTATCCAAAACATGAGCATGAGCATTTAAAAAATGACCCTAATATGAACAAAAGTCATTGATCTCCTGCTAAAGTGCACAACGAATTTACAAGAAAAAAATAACATAAATCACAAATAACTAATCATGGAATCAAACAAACAAGAAAAGTACAACTTAATGCATGATAATCCAGTAGCATCTCATGCTTCTTGGATGTCAAAACACGCACAATCATCTAGAATGTCACCTTTAAATCAAGAAAAAAAAGGAGAGACGTACATGACTTATGATGATAGAACAAATAAAGACGGAGTAAGTCAAACTGATTTAATGAATAAAAAACAAGCCGCTGGAGAAGCAGCAGTTAAAGCTTATAACGCTGGAACTGGAACATACAACCAGTATGAAGAAGCACTCAACGCATTCACTAAATCTAAAGATTCTATTGGCAATGTAAATAAAAGAATAAATAAAGTAATGAAAGGAGAACCATTTACTCTCTCTGACGACTAAAACAGAGAGGACTGTACAAACCTCAGCCAAACACTAACATTAACACTAAACACTAAACAAAATGGCAAAATTTATCAAAGTCCCTTTAACAGGAGTTACAGGGCAACCAGAAATTCTAGTAGATTCTTCATCTATTGTATCAGTAATCGCAGGAGATGTAGCAGGACCAGGAGGAAATGTAGCTACAACAACTAGAATATTAACTAAGAGCGGGGTTACAGGATTCCAAACTCTTCAATTAACTCACACAGCTGCATTAGCACCTGCTTCAATTGTAGGAGCAATTAACGCTGCTATTAAAGCTAATCCAGGTGGAATTATTTCTACTGTTGGACAACCAGTTAATACTGCTCAAAATCCAAATCCAAATGCTGGTGGACAAGGACGTCAACCAATTGTTGCTGACGCAGTCTATGTAACTTACACGGCGGCTGATTGGAGCTAATTATGAGATCAACAGGTTTAGGAGACGATATAGAAAAGTTTACTAAAGCTACTGGTATTAAAAAAGTAGTAGACACAATGAGCAAGGGGTTAAATATCCCTTGCGGTTGTGCTGCTAGAAAAGGAGCATTAAATAAAATGTTTCCATATAAAAAATAACTATGGCTTTTAAACTTAGCAATCCTCCTTATAAAATTGACAATACTCCAGTTTACAACGTAGATATGGAAGATGGCGTTATGGGTAAAGCGAACAACAATGGAACTATAATTTTAAATAAAGATTTAGATCCATCTGAGTGCGCAGAAGTTATTGCGCATGAAAAGGTGCATTTAGACCAAATGAAACGTGGTGATTTAGATTACGACGATGATTTTGTGTACTGGAAAGGTAAAAAATATTCACGAGCTGAAATGGAAGAAGGTGCTAAAAACTTACCATGGGAAGCTGAGGCATATAAAAAAGCATAATGAATTTTTCAGAAAAAGGTTATCTAAGTGATAGTCCTGATGTAGACAAACATCAAAATATAATACACGGAAATAAAATAACAATGAAAGGTGTTGATTTTAAAGTTCTAGGAACAGACGATAGAGGATATACTAAAGTAATGTATCCAGGATATGATTATACATTTCCAGGAGCTAAATACGTAATAGAAACAAAAATTTAAAAAAAAATGAATACACCATTTTATCAAAAACATTCTGCAAATAACCCAATAAAACAAAAGAAAAAATCGCAACTTGAAAGACAAGAAGCTTTAGTTCGAGAGGCGCAATCAAACGTAGATGCAGCAAGAGCTTCATTTGGAACTGACAAGGTCGATGAAGGGTTTGACAGACATTTAAGAGTACTAAAGAAAAGAGTTGCAAAAGCAAACAAACTAGGTTCTACTATGGACTATGACACTACAGATGCTTCTGATGCAGGAGAAAAAAGAACAACTAAAAAAAGTAGTACTACAATCAAGTAGATGAAAAAAATCTGGCAATGGTTAAGCGGTAACGTAATTAAAGACGTTGGTGATGTTATCGACAAACTAACAACCACTGAAGAAGAAAAACTTCAAATCAAAAAAGACATACAAGTTATAGTTGAGAAGGCAGCTGCTACAGCTGAAGATCAAATTACAAAACGTTGGGAAGCAGATATGACGTCTGACTCTTGGCTTAGTAAAAACACACGCCCTATGGCGCTTATTTTCTTGTCGTTTATGGCTATAGCTTTTATATGGGTGGATAGTCATCATGAAATATCTTTTACCGTAGAACAAGAATGGATAGAGTTATTAAAACAACTATTAACAACCGTGTACGTGGCTTATTTTGGGTCACGAGGTTTTGAGAAATATAAATCAATAAGTAACAAATAAAATAAAAAATAAACAAAATGGGAAGATTCACGCTAGATACTAGCACAGTTAGCAAGGCTCTTGTTGTACCAACAGGTGGTAATGCTACTATAGACGCAAGATCCGCTTGGGAATTTGAAAACCAAAGTGGAACACTGGGAACTAACTATAACGGTTCTGTTCTTTACGCTAGCGTCGGAGGTGACGTAGCTGTTATAATGCCAGGTGTTTTTAGCGCTATGGGTACTGTAACACAATTAAACTCAAACAATGTGTATGGCGCTAACCCTACATATAGAACTTTATCAAGTGGTAATGGGTATGTAACAGGAAATAATATCGCAACAACTTGCGTGAGTACTGTTCCTCATTCGCCAGGTACAGAACCAACAGGTTTAACTGTAGATATTACGGTAACATTACCAACAGCAACCTTAAGCGCTGCTGGTACAGGTTATTCAGCAGGCGCTATAGATAGTGTAACATCTGGAGGTCAAGGAACAGGTATAGAAGGAACAGTGACTGTGAATGCTGGTGCTGTAACTGCATTCACTTTTACAGATGGAGGAGTTAATTACAACCCAGGTGACGTTATAACCTTGATTCAAGCTGGATCAGGTGATAATGCAACTATTACATTAGTGAGCGCGCCTAACGGAGTTGTAGATACAATTGCAATAAATCAACCAGGAGTTAATTACTCTGCTGGAGATATTATAACAGTAGCTCAGGTTGGAAGTGGATTAAACGCTACAAGAAGTGTTTTACAAGCTAAAGATTTAGCTCCAACAGCAGCTGCAAATGCCGTTGTATTTAAAGGAGTTGTAACGGGCTCTATATTACCTGTTGCTGTAGATTATGTAGTGACAACCGGTACTGGAGCTGCGGTAGAGTTAATTGCTTGTAAATAAGTAATATATATAGGTGACTATATAAGTATATAATAACAATTAAATTAAATAAAATTATGGCAAAAGCTAAAAAAATAAAAGAAGAGCAATTAAAACTAGTTAACACTCAACAGGCTCAGTTAAATGAATTACTAAGATCAATTGGTGTTCTTGAAGTACAAAAGATGAATGTACATACTAGAATTGATAAACTTAGTACTGAAATTGAGGTTACTAAAAAAGAACTAGAAGACGAATACGGCTCAATTAATATTGATCTTAAAGACGGATCATATACTGAAATAAAAAAAGAAGATGCCGAGTAATATAAGAAAAATTAGTATTGGATCTGACTACAAAAACGATGCAATGCATTATTCTGTAGGTCAACAAGTTTATGGTGGTCATGAAATATCTCATATACTTTTTGAAGATTCAGACAATTCTTATAATATACATATAAAGAAAAGCAACGAGGTATTGCCATGGAAAAAATTTAATTCTAACATGGCAATATCAGTTGAGTACGATCTGCAGTATTAATGAATAGTTTGTATGACTTTATTGTAGAACCTGTAGGTGAAAAATACAGTAATACAGTGAAAGTGGGTAACAAAGAATTAGTAGTTAACACTAAAATAGAAAATTGGAAATTTGTAAACAGAATAGCTAAAGTTGTTAAAACACCACTAGCTATTAAAACACTAATAAAAAAAGGTGATCTAGTAGTTGTGCATCAAAATGTTTTTAGAACTTTTTATGACATGAAAGGTGTTAAGAAAAAAAGTAGATCTTATTTTAAAGATAATTTATACTTTTGTGCTATAGATCAAATTTATTTATATAAAAATAATAAAGGTTATCACTCGTTTGGCGATAGATGTTTTATACAACCTATAAAAGATAATCAAGATCTAACACTAGATAAAGAGCGTAGTCTTGTTGGTATATTAAAATATGGCAATAGCTCTTTAAACAAGCTAGAAATAATCCCTGGTGACTTAGTTGGATATACTCCTAACGGTGAATGGGAATTTTTAGTTGATAACGAAAGACTTTATTGTATGAAATCTAATGATATTGTAATTAAGTATGAAAACCAAGGAAACGAAGAAAAGTATAATCCTAGCTGGGCAAGTAGCAGTTGAGGAATTAATTAAGGTTGCTAAAGAACCTATTGTAGACTCGGACGACGATATCTCTGCTGACAGACTTAAAAATGCAGCAGCAACAAAAAAATTAGCAATATTTGATGCTTTTGAAATATTAAATAGAATACAAGAAGAACAAGATATGTTAGATGAAAAACCTAAAGAAATAAAGCAGAGCAACTTTAAAGGCTTCGCAGAAGGTAGATCTAAAAAATAATGTATCAACAAACTTTATATAAGATATTACCCGACCATATAAAACCTAAAGTTCTTAAACGAATGAATAGGTATAAAAAATGGGAGTACGGTTACAACGAAGATCATGATATGGTCATCATAAGTAAAACCGGTAAAATTGGAGAGGTTTATGAAATACAAAACCTAAAAATAGCCTTACCTGAAAAACAAGATGTTCAAACGTTTAAAGATAATAAATGGAGTAAAACAGAATATCCAAAAGTTCTAAGTAAGATAAAAACAACATTCGACTGGAAACAATATCCACAAGATTTTAAAGAAAAATGGCATGATTACATTGATAAAGAGTTTACCCGCAGGGAGGAAGGTTTTTGGTTTTATAACAAAAGCGTTGCTACTTACCTTACTGGTACTCATTACATGTACTTGCAGTGGAGCAAAATTGACGTTGGGGCACCACACTTTCGGGAATCAAATAGATTATTCTTCATTTTCTGGGAGGCTTCTAAGGCCGATGTACGATCCTACGGATTGTGCTACCTTAAGAATCGTCGATCAGGCTTTTCCTTTATGGCATCAGGCGAGGTGGTTAACTTGGCAACCATATCTAGCGACTCCAGATATGGTGTTTTATCTAAAACTGGACCGGATGCAAAGAAGATGTTCACAGATAAGGTGGTACCGATATCCGTTAATTACCCATTCTTTTTCAAGCCTACCCAGGACGGTATGGACAGGCCCAAGACCGAGCTTGCCTATCGTGTCCCCGCCACAAAATACACCCGTCGTAAACTTATCGCGTCCACCTCGGAAGAAATTGCCCAAGAAGAACTACAAGGTTTGGACACCACAATCGACTGGAAGAATACCGGCGATAACTCCTACGATGGTGAGAAACTCAAACTCCTCGTCCATGATGAATCGGGCAAGTGGGAAAGGCCGAACAACATCCTCAACAACTGGAGGGTTACGAAAACAACCTTAAGACTAGGTAGTAGAATTATAGGTAAATGTATGATGGGAAGTACGTCTAACGCCTTAGATAAAGGTGGTAGAAACTTTAAAAAATTGTATGATGACTCAGATGTTACTAAAAGAAACGCCAATGGACAGACTCGTTCAGGACTCTATTCTTTGTTCATACCTATGGAATGGAACTACGAAGGATACATTGATTCTTATGGCTTACCTGTCTTCAACACACCAAAGAACCCTGTTAATGGACCGCATGGGCAACAAATAAAATTAGGTGTAATAGAATATTGGAACAATGAAGTAGATGGATTAAAAGATGACCAAGATGGTTTAAATGAATTTTATAGACAATTTCCAAGAACTACAAAACACGCTTTTAGAGATGAGTCAAAAGAATCTTTATTTAACTTAACTAAAATTTATCAACAAATAGATTTTAATGAAGATTCTAAAAATGAATTAGCTATAACAACAGGTAGTTTTCAATGGGAAGATGCAAAAAAAGATACTAGAGTTATATTTATGCCAAACAAAAACGGTAGGTTTAAAATAACTTGGGTTCCGCCATTAGAAATGCAAAACGTAAGATATATAAAAAATGGAGTTAATTATCCAGGAAATGAATCAATAGGAGCTTTTGGTTGTGATCCTTATGATATATCAGGAACAGTTGACGGTAAAGGATCTAACGGATCATTACATGGTTTAACAAAATTTAGCATGATGGATGTTCCACCTAATCATTTCTTTTTAGAATATATAGCTAGACCACAAACTGCTGAAATATTTTTTGAAGATGTGTTGATGGCTTGTGTTTTTTACGGCATGCCAATATTAGTAGAAAATAATAAACCTAGATTACTTTATCATTTTAAAAGAAGAGGATATAGAGGTTACGCAATGAATAGGCCGGATAAAAAAAGAAATAAATTATCTGTTACTGAAAAAGAAATAGGTGGTATACCAAATTCAAGTGAAGATATAAAACAAGCTCACGCAGCTGCTATAGAAACATACATAGAACATTTTGTTGGACTAAGAGAAAATGGATATGGCGATATGTATTTTCAAAAAACCTTAGAAGACTGGGCTACATTTAATATAAATAATAGAACTAAACATGATGCTTCTATTAGCACAGGTTTAGCTTTAATGGCTTGCAACAAGCATAGATATTTACCTCAAGCTAAAAGAGAATTAAAATCTGTAGACTTAGGTTTTAAAAAATACGATAATAAAGGAATTACATCAAAAATTATTTAAATGAATATATACACTAACACTAATAGCGCTTTTCCTAGCCAAGTTGTAAGCACTGCTGAAAAAGCAAGTTGGGAGTACGGATCTCAAGTTGCACAAGCAATAGAACAAGAGTGGTTTGGTCGAGGCAGAACTAGTGGCAATAGATATTTAACTAATTGGAACAATTATCACCAGCTTCGTCAATACGCACGAGGAGAACAAAGCATACAAAAATACAAAGATGAATTGTCTATTAATGGCGATTTGTCTTATCTTAATTTAGACTGGAAGCCAGTTCCTATTTTATCAAAATTTGTTGACATTGTAGTTAATGGTATTTCTTCTAAAAGTTATGACATAAAAGCATATTCTCAAGATCCAGAATCTATAAGAAAAAGAACAGAATACGCTTCTAGACTTCAAGAAGATATGCTTGCTAAAGAATATCTTGATAACTTAAAAAACACGCTAGGAATTGATTTATATCAATCACCTAATAAAAAAGTAATTCCAGAAACAGCTGAGCAACTAGAACTTCACATGCAATTAAGTTACAAGCAATCAGTTGAAATAGCAGAAGAAGAAGCTATATCTTCTATATTAGCTCAAAACAAATACGACTTAGTAAGACGTAGGTTAAACATGGACTTAACTGTTTGTGGTATTGCTGCTGCTAAAACCAATTTTAACACAGCTAATGGAGTTACTGTAGATTACGTTGATCCTGCTTATATTGTACATTCTTATACAGAAGATCCAAATTTTGAGGATATATACTATGTAGGTGAGTTAAAAGCTATAACAATACCAGAGTTAAAAAAAGAGTTTCCAGATATTAGCGAAGATGAATTAAAAAGAATACAAGCTATGCCTGGTAACAAATCTTATGTTACTGGTTGGGGTGATTACGACGAAAATACAGTTCAAGTTTTATATTTTGATTACAAAACATATCATAATCAAGTATTTAAAATAAAACAAACAGATCAAGGTTTAATGAAAGCTATTGAAAAAGATGATAGTTTTAATCCACCTGAAAATGATAACTTTGAAAGAGTATCAAGATCTATAGAAGTTTTATATAGCGGAGCTAAGGTTTTAGGAACAAATACTATTTTAAAATGGGAGTTGGCAGAAAACATGTCTAGACCTTACGCAGATACTACAAAAGTAGAAATGAATTATGCTATATGTGCGCCTAGAATATACAAAGGTAAAATAGAATCTTTAGTAAGTAAATGTGTTGGCTTTGCCGACATAATACAATTAACTCATTTAAAATTACAACAAGTTTTATCTAGAATGGTGCCAGATGGTGTGTATTTAGACATGGATGGGCTTGCAGAAGTTGACTTAGGCAATGGTACTAATTATAATCCTGCCGAAGCGCTTAATATGTATTTTCAAACTGGTTCGATTGTAGGTAGATCAATGACACAAGATGGTGAGTTTAATCATGGCAAAGTACCTATACAAGAATTAAATAGTTCTAATGGTCAGGCAAAAATACAAAGCCTAATAACTACTTATCAGTATTATTTACAAATGATACGTGACGTGACAGGACTTAACGAGGCTAGAGATGGTAGCACGCCTGACAAACAAACACTTGTTGGATTACAAAAAATAGCAGCTAACGCTTCTAATGTAGCAACTAGACACATCAAGCAGTCTAGTTTGTATTTAACTTTAAAAATAGCAGAAAATATTGCTTTAAAAGTTTCAGATGCTTTAGAGTTTCCATTAACAAGACAAGCTTTAGAAAATTCTATATCAACTTATAATGTTGAAACTTTAAAAGAAATTAATAATTTAAATCTCCATGATTTTGGTATATTTTTAGAACTAGAACCAGACGAAGAAGAACAAGCAAAATTAGAAGAAAATATACAAGTAGCTTTACAATCAGGTGGTATAGATCTTGAAGACGCTATAGATTTAAGACAAATTAAAAATCTTAAACTAGCAAATCAAATGCTTAAAATAAAACGTAAGCAAAAAATGATACAAGATCAACAGTCTCAGCAGGCTAATATACAGGCTCAAGCTGCTGCTCAAGCAGACACTGCAGAAAAAACAGCTATGGCAGAAGTTCAAAAACAAGAAGCTATATCAGGTGCTAATGTTCAATATGAACAAGCTAAAAGTCAAATGGAAATTGAACGCATGCAAATTGCTGCTCAAATAGAGCAACAAAAACTACAACAGCAGTTTCAATATGATATGCAATTGAAGCAAATGGACGTAAAGAGCATGGAGGCTAAAGAAGATAAAATAGAAAACAGAAAAGATAAAAGAACAAAAATACAAGCAACTCAGCAAAGCGAGATGATTGCTCAAAGAAATAACGATACAGGACCTATTGATTTTGAAACAGAAAATAGCCTGCAACCGTTTCCAACAGTTATGTAAACTGTATTATTAATTATTTAATTATATTATATTATGTCAGAAGAAGTAAAAACAAATGAACCTGTTAAACAGGAAGGTGAGTTTAAATTAAAAAAGAAAAAAACACCTAAAAAACTAGTAGAAACAAAAGATAACATTGTAAAAGTAAATGTTAATCCTAAAGAACCTTTAGTAGAAATACCAGACAATATTACAAAGGTTGAAATAAAAAAAGAAGAAGATGCCATTCAAATCGGAGAAACAAAAGAAGTATCTGGAGATACACCATCCGGAGATAGCGTTAAGATGGAAGAACCTATACAAGAGTCCAACAAGACTACTGAAGGGTTTTCTCCAATCAAAGAAGTAGAAAAAACTGAAATTAAAAAAGTTGAAGCTGAAGTTAAAGAAGCTATTAGAGACGAGAAAGTTTTAGGTAAGCCATTACCAGAAAACATAGAAAAACTTGTTAATTTCATGGAAGAAACTGGTGGAAGCATAGAAGATTACACTAGACTTAATACCGATTACTCTAAAATAGATGACAAAACATTATTAAAAGAGTATTACAAAAAAAATAAACCTTATTTAGAAGGTGAAGATATTGATCTTTTGTTAGAAGATTTTTCATTTGATGAAGATTTAGACGAACCAAAAGACATACGCAAAAAGAAAATTGCGTTTAAAGAAGAAGTTGCAAAAGCCAAAGGTTTTTTAGAGGAAACAAAGAGTAAATATTACGACGAGATCAAGTTGAGACCGGGCGTTACTCAGGAACAACAAAAAGCTATGGATTTTTTCAACCGATATAACAAGCAACAAGAACAGGCTACGTTGCAACATGAGCAGTTTAAAGAAAATACCAAAAAATTATTTAATGACGATTTCGAAGGTTTCGATATTAAAGTTGGAGATAAAAGGTATAAGTATAATATTCAAAACGCTCAAAACGTCGCTGAAAACCAATCAAACATAACAAACCTTGTCGGAAAGTTTCTAGACAGCGAAGGTAATGTTAGTGACACGAAAGGTTATCACAAAGCTATGTATGATGCTGAAAATGTAGATAAGATTGCCGCACATTTTTACGAACAAGGTAAAGCCGATGCAGTTAAGGAAGTGGTTAATAAATCAAAGAATTTAACTGATACAAAAGCAAGATCTCAACAAGGTAATGTTTTTATAAACGGTCTTAAAGTAAAATCAATTAGTGGTGCTGATTCTACAAAATTAAAAATAAAAACAAGAAAATTTAACTAATTAAAAACTTAAAATTATGAGTTTATCTCCACAATTCGGAGGGTTAATCCCTTCACAAGTTCAGGAGGTATTGAATAGCAACTACCTACAATTTAACGGTGGTGCTGGCGCTGGTGACACAAACACCTTTGCACAACAATACTTACCTGAAGTATACGAACAAGAAGTAGAGCGTTATGGAAACAGAACGTTATCTGGTTTTTTACGTATGGTTGGCGCTGAAATGCCAATGACTTCTGATCAAGTAATTTGGTCTGAACAAAATAGATTACATATTGCTTACACTGGTGTTGGCGTAGCTGTCGGTCCTGCTGGTGGTGCGTTTACAGATACAGCTGTAACTTTACCTGCTGCACAAGCTAACGTTGTTTCTATAAATGACACTATTGTTATTTTAGACACTGTAACTGGAGCTGAAGCAAAAGCTATTGTTATTGATTCTGGAGCTTACGCTGCATCTGGACTTGGTGCTCAAGTTCTTACTGTACAAACTTTTGATAATGTACAGCTTATTCCAGCCAATGGTTGGTCAGCTGCTTTAGATAAAAAGATATTTGTATACGGTTCTGATTACCAAAAAGGTGAAAGCATGGCAGGTGCATATAGCGCTGCTGGTGTTGCACCGGCTCAAAATGCACCGAGAATATCTGTTGATCCTCAATTAACTCAATATTCTAATTCACCAATCATATTAAGAAGCCAATACGTAGTATCTGGATCTGATATGGCACAAATTGGATGGGTTGAAGTTGCTACTGAAGACGGAACATCTGGATATTTATGGTACTTAAAAGCTGAGTCTGAAACAAGATTACGTTTTGAAGATTACTTAGAAATGAGTATGGTAGAAGCTGAATTTAACCAAGTTCCTGCTGCTGGTGCTAATCCAGGTATTCCAGCATCTCCAGGATCTGAAGGTTTATTTGCTGCTATTCAAGCTAGAGGTAACGTACAATCAGGATTTACAGCTGCTGCTGGTCTTGACGAGTTCGATGCTATTCTAAAAAACCTAGATACTCAAGGTGCTATTGAAGAAAACATGCTTTTCTTACAGAGACAAACTGCTCTTGATTTTGATGATATGCTAGCTAGCATCTCTGGTGGATACGCTGGAGGAACTGCTTTTGGTTTATTTGAAAACTCAGAAGAAATGGCTCTTAACCTTGGATTCTCAGGATTCAGAAGAGGTTCTTACGATTTTTACAAAACTGATTGGAAATACTTAAATGACGCTTCTACACGTGGTGCTATTAATGGTATTAATTCAATTGAAGGTGTATTAATCCCTGCTGGAACTTCTACAGTATATGACCAAATTCTAGGAACTAATATCCGTAGACCTTTCTTACACGTTCGTTATAGAGCTTCACAAGCTGATGACAGACGTATGAAGTCTTGGTTAACTGGTTCTGCTGGTGGTGCATTTACTTCAACTCTTGATGCTATGGAAGTAAACTTCCTATCAGAAAGATGTTTAGTAACTCAAGCTGCTAACAACTTTGTATTATTCAAAGGAATCTAATCATTCACACAAGTAATGTTTACCCCTGATGTAATTTCAGGGGTAATTATTACTTTTATTAACTATTTAATTATATTATATTATGGCTAAAAAAGCTACAGCAGAAAAAACTGTTGAGGTTGCACCTCAAGAAGTAGCGGTAAAGACCGCACCAAAAAAACCAACAAAACCTAGTTGGGAAATTAAAGACAGAATCTATTATCTTAAAGGAAGTAAAACTCCTTTAACTTATACCATACCTGGTAAACACACTAAAAAGCACGCGTTGCTTTATTTTGATAAAGAACTAGGTAAACAAAGAGAAATAAGATACGCGACTAATCAAGACTCACCACTTGTAGATGAACAAAAAGGAGAGTGCACAATGGGTCACATTATTTTTAGAGATGGTAAAATGATAGTAGATAAATCTAAACAAAATTTACAAAAATTATTATCTTTATATCACCCTTTAAAAACTAGGGTTTATGAAGAATTTAGCGCTGTTGCAGTTGCTGAAGATGAATTAGACATATTAGATCTTCAAATAGACGCTTTAAATGCTGCTAGAGAAATGGACGTAGATTTTGCAGAAGCAATACTAAGAGTTGAAATAGGCTCTAAAGTAAACAGTATGAGCTCTAAAGAACTACGAAGAGATCTAATGTTATTTGCTAGAAATAATCCATCGTTGTTTATAAGTCTAGCTAAAGATGAAAATGTACAGCTTAGAAACTTTGCTATAAGAGCAGTTGAAGCTAACATAATTAAAATATCTGGTGATCAAAGATCATTTACATGGGGTTCAAATGGTAGAAAACTAATGAGTGTACCTTTTGATGAAAACCCTTACTCTGCTTTTGCCGCTTGGTTAAAAACAGACGAAGGTGTAGAAGTTTATAGATCTATAGATAAAAAACTATAAAAACAAGTGATACTATATATAGGCGGTTTCGGCCGCCTTTTTAGTATATAAAAAAAATTAAATAAATGGCGGTAAGTGTAAACGAAGTATATCAAACAGTCTTGTATATATTAAACAAAGAACAAAGAGGTTATGCACCTCCAGCTGAATTTAATAGTATTGCCAAGCAAGTTCAACTTGAAATATTTAATTCTTATTTTCCAGATGGAAATCAAATAAACAGAGTAAATCAAAATAATACTCAAAACGATACAGAGTACTTTAACGTATTTAACAATATATCATTTAGATTATCGCCCTTTGTTCAAGAAGTTACACTTTTATTAAACAATACAGCGCCAGGTGTTCCAGCTGTTTATAGCGATGGTATTGGTTTTTCATTTCCAAGAAACAACCCAATTACAGGTGCGTTCAATCCTTTAATATATTTATTTGGTGAAGTTACGTGCATTTATAACGGTAATCCACAAATAAAATCAGCTGCTCAAAGAGTTAGTAAAAAAGAATATACAAGAATAGAAAAATCTAAACTAACTAAACCTACATCAAGATATCCTATATATTATAATTATGGCTACAGCAATCCCGCTGCATACGCAAGTACTGGTTACATAATTATACCCTCTCCACTTCCCGATTCAATTACAGCTAGTGTTATTATAACACCGCCAGATCCAATATGGGGATTTACAGCAGGCACATTTGGTAACTATATATATAGTCAAGTATCTTCTAATGATTTTAGTTTAGATATTTCTGAACAAACAAATCTAGTTACAAATATATTAAAGTATTTTGGTATTGTAATAAACGATCCAACAATAATACAAACTGCAGCTCAAGAATCGGCTAAAGTTGAAGCTAACGAAAAATCTTAATTAAATGAGTCTAGTTACTGAAACAAATCAACAATACTACGCTGGGTCACAAGGCTTTAGAGGTGACGCAACTAACACTGCTAATCAAAAGTTTACAACAACATTTGATACTGATCTTGTATTAGGTAGTAGTACTAGCTGGAACCCTACAGACGCAGACTATGTTTTAAATAACTTTAAGTTATATACAAGCGCAACAGGCTTTGCTGGTACTTGGGCAGAGTGGACTACAGAGTTAAAAGTTAGTAACAATATTATAGAACTAGTTGCTTCTCCTGGGGCAAGCGTATACATAGCTGTTCAATTAAAATCTTTAACAGGTGGTTTATACGGTCAGACAGATAATGAAAGGGCTTTTGGCCAAGCTGTAGAAAACAACTATGGATCATATCAATATGTAACCTTAAATGATGTGATAGATAATTACATGGTTGGTTATGTTGGAGATGGTAAATTAATACAAACAGCTAAAAAATCTGATGTTTTATTTTTTGCTAAAAGATCATTACAAGAATTTAGTTATGATACATTAAAAAGTATTAAATCATCTGAATTAACAATTCCAGATTCACTTTCTTTAACAATACCTCAAGACTATGTTAACTATGTTAGTATTTGCTACATAGATGGTTTTGGTGTAAAAAGACCTTTATACCCTAATAACAATTTAACTACAAACCCATATAATACTTTTCTACAAGATTCTGCTGGACAACCTACTCAAGATAGTCATGGCGAAAATACAGAAGGAACATCTATAACAGAAGAAAGATGGGGTCAAGCCAATACTCAATTAATAAACGGAACATGGTATCAAAACTGGGATAACTTTGGTTATGCTTGGGACAATTATGGTATAAACGGACCTTTCAATTGGGGAAGACTTTATGGTTTAGATCCTCAGTACTCACAGGCAAACGGTTGGTTTGGTATTAATGAAAGAGAAGGCAGGTTTACTTTTTCTAGTAATTGTGTAGGTAAACTAGTTGTTATTGAATATATATCAGATGGTCTTGCTTATGACTTAGACACTAAAGTTCCTAAAATGGCTGAAGAAGCTATGTATAGAAGTATATCTTATTATCTTTTATCTACAAGAGCAGGTGTTCAAGAGTATATAGTGCAAAGATACAGAAAAGATAAAAGCGCTGCTTTAAGAAATGCTAAAATAAGATTATCAAACATAAAACTAGATGAAATAGTTCAAGTAATGAGAGGTAAATCTAAATGGATAAAACACTAAAATTTAATGGCTAAATCTATAAATACGTTTTTAAAGTCTAAAATGAATCAAGACTTAGATTCTCGCTTAATTCCAAGCGGAGAATATAGAACTGCTAAAAACATTCAGGTAAGTGCCTCTGAAGGTGCTAATGCTGGAGCAGTAGAAAATATTTTAGGGAACGTTAATGTACTGGACATTGAAAATTTAACTGGAGTTAATGATCTACATTGTATAGGTTATTGTGTTAATGACGAAACAAGTAATGTTTATTTATTTTGGACAAATTTTATTGACACTTTAAATACTATATACTCTCCATCAGCTGAAAACTATATAATAAGATATAATTCTCAAACAGAAACATCTAGTATTTTAGTACAAGGCAATTTTTTAAATTTTTCAAGAAACAACCCTATATATGGTTCTAACGTTTTAGAAAATTTATTGTTTTGGACTGATAATAGAAATCAACCTAGAGTTATAAATCTTCAACAAGCCGAAGTAAACAACAATTACTACACAACAGAAGATCAAATAAGTGTAGCTAAATACAATCCTTATAATTGTATTGATTTATATGACGAAAGTTATTTATCTTCTAATGATAATAACTATGAATCAACAATGAAAGATGTTGTTTCAAAAAGCTATCCAAATGGAGGTTACGGTAATGTAAACGCGCCTGTGGTTGCAGGAGCTACAACTGTACAAGTTAATAGCTTTGTTGGCGACATAGTTGAACCGGGTGGTGAATACCCAACAGCTGCAACTATAGGTTATACTACATTTGACACAGGTGAATTAGTTATTATAAGTAGCGCTACACTTAGTACTGCTGTTTATGATCCTGCTACATCTGTATGGACGTTTACAATAGTAGGTGGTGTATTTCCAGATTTAACAGTTTTAAGTGATATTATTTTAAATCCTAACCGGTATTATAGTCCTAAGTTTGCTGGTGATCCAGATTTTTTAGAAGATAAGTTTTCTAGGTTTAGTTATAGGTTTAAATTTGAAGATAACGAATATTCTTTAATGGCTCCTTTTACGCAAGCAGCTTTTATACCAGAACAAGATGGTTATTTTTTATACGTTAAAAAAGATAATTTAAACAATATAGAAAATCAAAGTGACACGTATAGAAGCACTGTTGTTTCTTTTATGAAAAATAAAGTAAATGATATTAAACTTAGAATACCTTTACCTTTTAAAAACTATAACATACAAGATAGTTTAAAATTAAAGGAAATAGACATATTGTACAAAGAATCTGACGCTGTATCAGTAAAAGTTATAGATAATGTTGTTATGTCTGATATAGAGGGGTCAGCTGGCACCGTTACAGTTGATGGAGCTATACCAGCTCCTGGTAGCACAACTATAACAGTAGATAATCTAGAAGGTGGTGTTCCTGTAGGTGGAATAGTAAGTGGTTTTGGTATAACAGGTAAACCAGTAGTTGTTTCATTTACTCCTACTGATCCAAACAATCCTTCTACTGGTGGTGATATTGAGGTTGATATAGCTCAAACACTTGTGGATAATGTTGTTTTAAATATAAATGATCCTAATTATTTTGTTTTTAATTATCAATCTAAAAAACCATTTAAAACACTACCAGAAGCTGAATTAATTAGAGTTTACGATAAAGTTCCAGTGAAAGCTTTAGCTCAAGAAGTTTCAGGTAATAGAGTTATATATGGTAACTTTCAAAACCAACATACTCCACCTAAGTTTTTAAATTACAATGTTTCTGTTTCTGCAAAAGCTGATTTTGATTTGAAAACAGAAGAGGCTAATATTATAGGAGGTCCTTACAATGGAACAACTATAACAATAAGAAAAGGAGCTACACCTCCTAATGTTGGAGATTTCATAACACTAGTTGTAGGCACAGGTGATATACCAGCCGAAACACAAGTTATATCTGTTACTGATATAGGTGGTGGAGATTTTGATATTGAATTAACTAATGCAGTTACTAATTTAATTGCTGCTAATATAGTTTTATTTCAACCAGGATCAGACACATCTAAAACTACTAGTATAATAGAATATCCCAACCACAGCGTTAAGTCAAATAGAAATTATCAAGTAGGTATTGTATTATCAGATAGATATGGTAGATCATCTTCTGTTATACTTTCAAACAATAAAGATACAATAACTATAAATGGAATTCCTTTTTCAGGGTCTACTATTTATTCTCCATACATTGATGAATCAATAGTACCATCTCAATGGCCTGGTAATTCTATTAAACTTTTATTAAACCAAAGTATAAGCTCAACATTTGACTCGCAAATTGGAACACCTGGTATTTACAATGGCAACGCAAGTAGTAGCGATTATAACCCGCTAGGTTGGTATTCTTATAAGGTTGTTGTTAAGCAAACAGAGCAAGAGTATTATAACGTATATTTACCAGGCATAATGGCATCATATCCATCTGATCCTACTTTAGAACTTGGTACAACATCTCATGTAGTTTTAATAAATGACAATATAAATAAAGTACCTAGAGATTTATCAGAAGTTGGTCCAGAACAAAGACAGTTTAGAAGTTCTGTAAAATTATTTGGTAGAGTTGAAAACACAAATAACCTAATTGATCCTACAACGGACTTAGGTAGCTCTAATAAACAATATTATCCTGAAAGATTTAATGACATAGTTTCTACTATTTCAACAGCTAGAGATTTATTTGATTACACGCCTGTAGGCGATGACGCACCACGACCTGATTATTTTCCTCAGTTTTATGATTTAGAATCAAACCCATTAATTGCAAGAATAAGTACACATGCTAAAATAGGTCAAATATCTACAACTAATTATGATACTGTAAGTGCTCAAGTTGCCGTTGCTAGTACCACAGATATAATATTATTAGCTAGTATAGCCGGAGATCCTGCTACAATAAATCCAGGTGATAAAGTTTTAGGTTCAGGTTTTCCTGATGACTTAGTAATTGAAACACCTGGTTATACGGCTGAGCAACTAGTTTTAACAACAACAACAAGCGCTGCATCTATTAGTACTAAACTTGACGTTGCATCGATAGGTACACCAGCTCCTGTAATAACAGTAGGAGATTTAATTATAGATCCTGCTTCAACAACAAGTATTCCTGCTGGAACTGTTATAACAGCAATAGACGTTACAACTCCATCAACTCCATTTTTAACATTAAACAATGTAGTAAACATATCTAATGGTGTTACTGTAGAAATATCTAATCCAGCTAGAATAAAAGTAAATAAACCTGTTAGTGTAGCATTAGAACAAACAATAACTATTGTTAACGATGCTACTCCTGGACTTCAATACTTAGCTGTTTATGAAACAGAACCTGTTGAAAGTTTATTAGATATATTTTGGGAATCATCTACTAGTGGTTTAATATCAGACATAAACAACGCTGTTATAGATGGTGAGTCAGGTGGAGCTAGCTTAAGTGGTTTAAATCCTAGTCCTTTTACAGAAGCTTTGCCAAATGGCGGTGAAATATTTGCAGCTCCTTTTAGTATTTTAGATAACTTTGGGCAAATAGTACCTAATGCTGAAATAGATGAAACATTAGAAATAATAAGTGTTTTTGATAATGCAGGTCAACTTGTTAATAATTATTTTTCATTAATACAAATTTCTTCAAGTAATTTGTTTAACGTAAAAACAACAAGTACATATTTTAATACTATATTCTTTAATTATGTTCCAGATACTAGAATTTTTAATTTTACATTTAGAGCTGTTGTAAATGGATTAGAGACAATTTTTGAAGAACAAGTTGCTTTACAAAATATATCACCTACAATAACAACACCAACTAATGGTCAAACTTTTAGTGCAACAGCTGCAACTGAACTTATAACAACTATAGAAGCTGAAAACGGAAGCGCTAATACAACTACTCCACTTAACACGTTCTTTAACCCTGTTGATTGCACTATAGTTTCGCAGAGACAAGGATCTTTAAGTGGACCTGAAGTTGATTTTTTTATATTACAACCAGCATTCTTTCAAGCCGCTGCTTGGAGATTAGTAAACAACGCTGTGAATACGCTTCCTGTGGATACATATTATTTAACATTACAAGTTCAAGATGCTGGTGGTGGTAGTTTTGCAGATGAAGTAGATATAATAATAAACATGGGCGTTACTGTTGAAAATGTTTATCAAAAAATAATCCTAACTAGAGATATTAGTTTACCAGAAGATTCTCCATGTTATTTAGATAACTGGTGGAGTACAGCAGTACCAAGCGTAGCTTATCAATTTATAACATATTTTGAAGTAACAAGTGGACCTACTGAATCTCAAGGTTCGTATATATATAACGGACCTTTTAGTAGCGCTAGTTTTCATTATTTTTATAGCTATTTTGGAGGTGTTCCTAATTCACCTATTGGATATAGTACTACTTGGACGCCTGTTGGCGACGGCGGAGTTGTTGGAGCTTTAGTTAATAATTTAGTTGACGAAAATAATGTCATACAAATTGATTTTGCAAATAAAAACACAGGAATAGAACAATTAAAATTTGGTGGCACTGAAGTAGCTGCTTTCGATGAGTGGTTTAATGGAGGTGTTGCCGGGTCTCAACCGTGTAGATATTCTCAAGTTTGGCCATTTCCAAGTGGTTTTCCATATAATGCTAGTACTGATGGGACTCCAGCTGAATGTGACTTTAATCCTTTAGGATCTCCAGCGTACTGTGTACCAGGAATGACAGAAAAAGTTTCACCATACGCAGTCGTTCCAACACCTGGCGCGGATGGAACTATTTTATCAGCACCAGGTGGTGTATTAGATATAAGTGCTAACGCTGAACAGTTTGGGTTAGATCAATACACTTGGGCTGTAGTAACTTAATAAAAAAATAAGTAATAATAATAAACATGGGTGCTGTAATTGAAATAAAATACTTTAACACATTTACTCTTCATAAAACTAATAATGGTTCAGAGATGCCTATATGGAATGGCTCAAGAGGAATACCAGAAGATCTAGGTGGTTATGAGGTAGTTCCTGGCACTGTAGATGCAAACAACTGGGTTGTTGAAGAATCTAGAATAACTGGTGGATACAATAATACATCAGTAGATTATGGCGCTAAAGCTTATATAGTAGAAGAAGATACTGACGCTTCATTTCTAGGTAATTCATTGATATACTCTGGTCCTTTTAACTCTAGAACTGGAATAAATAGAACAAATGTATTTTCTATAGGTGAAGATATAACTAAATCAGCAGATCCTTCAAACGGTTCAATACAAAAACTTTATGCTTCTGATTCAAATTTAAATGTATTTCAAGAGTTAAAAGTAAGTAGAGCTTTAATAGATAAAGACGCTATATATAATGCAGAAGGAGGCGGAACTGCTGTAAGCGCATTTACCACTGTTATAGGTCAATTAGTTCCTTATGTTGGTGAGTATGGTATAAGTAAAAATCCAGAAAGTTTTGCGCAGTACGGTTATAATCAATATTTTTCTGATAAAAACAATAATTGTATTTTAGAATTAAATTCAAGTGGTATAAGTGAAGTATCTTCTTTTGGAATGAAAAACTTTTTTAGAACAAACTTAGAGACTATAGATAACTCTATAAGTGAAGGTTATGTTATAGGTGGTTTTGATATTCATAACAAACAGTATGTAACTTCTTTACAAGCAAACCCAGTGTTTGGCAGCACTTATAAAGATCAACAGTATTATACTTTAGCCTATGATTCTAGATATAACGGTTGGGTTAGTTTCTTTGATTACAAGCCAGATCAAATGTTTAACTTAAGAAATGAGTTTTACTCTGTTAAAACGTTAGCAAATAGTGTTGCGTTTGGTCAAACAATTGGAAATGCAGCTGCGCCTCAACCAATGACTGTATTTCAACTAACAGCTGTAAGTGGGATTATATCTCCTGGAATGAAAGTAACTGGTTGCTTGTCTGCGCCTTGTCCAACCCCTTTAACTGATCTTGGAACTGTTATCGCTTTTGATTCATCTACAAATAAAGTTACTATATCACCACCAAGAACATATACTGGTGATATAAAAATGTTTTTTGGTTCTACTTCAGGTTTATATAAACATTACGCATCTAGTCAACCTAGAGCTGGTTTTTATGGTATAAGTTATCCTGCGTCTATTAGTTTTGTAGTTAATGAAAATCCAGTTAAATCTAAATCTTTTTTAACTATATCTTACGAGGGTAATAGTGGTTGGCAGTTGGATAGAGCTGGTGTTACGTCAGATCCAACAGGTGATGATTTTTCAACAGTTTCGCAAACATGGATACAAACTTTTGATTCTACAGATGCTATACCTAGTTATCAAGAGGGTGAGTATACTATTGTTGAATCTAATGCCACAGCAAGTGCGGCTTCAGCAACTACAACTGTAGTTATACAAAATTTATCTGGAACATATGGTAGTTCAAATCAAATTATAATACCAGCTGGTTCTAATGTTACAGGAACAGGTGTTGCCTTAGGCACTACAGTAGTTAGTTATGATACTACTACTGGACTATTAACAGTTAACCAAAACTTAAACATAGCACAATTTGCTAGACTTTATTTTAGTTTATATGTAAACAATACCAATTATTCAACCGTTTTTGGAACATCTAATCCAAACTTTATAAATAAATATTACGAAGGATTCAATAGAAAAGAAAATAAATATGTTGCTAGTTTAAGAAATGCTTCAAGAGTTAATGCGGGTGAAGTAAACTTTGGTCAAGAATCGATAGCTGGCATGAAAGGTTTTTATGCAAACGTGACTATTTCTACAGACACAACAACAGATCCAGGTGGTGAAAAACAACTTTTTCAAGTCAGCACAACTTATAGTGCTAATAACGGTTATTAAATTAAATTAAATGAATAAACTAGTAAAAAAACTAAGAAACAACATACTTGATTTTCAAGAAAGTATAAGTAATTTACCAGAAGGTAGTGTGTTTTTTGGTGATACCGACAATTGTCCAGTAACAAATACGTTTGCTGATGGCATGCATATAAGACAAATAGAAATACCAAAAGGTATATTTGCTATAGGTAAAATACATTTACATGAACATGTTAGCTTTTTATTAAAGGGTAAAATGATAATAGTAGATGAGGAAAATGGTAGAAAAACTATTAACGCTCCTATGACAATAATATCAAAGCCAGGTATAAAAAGAGCTGTTTATGCTTTAGAGGATTGTGTTTTTACAAACGTATTTTCAAATCCTACAAATGAAAAAGATATTAAAAAATTAGAAAAAAACAACGTTGTTGATACGTATGATCAATATTATTTACAACATGAAGGTAAAAAAATAGATAAATTATGAGTTATATAGCTGTAGGCGGCGGTGTAATGAGCATCGCTGGTGGTATATTCGGTTCGGCATCTGCTAAAAAAGCAGAGCGCAGGGCTAGAGCAAGAAGACGGATGCTAGAAGCAAAGCTAAATGGTCTAGAAAGAAATAGACAAGATATAATAAACCCTTATGAAGGAGTACAAGATTTATCTAGTATGATGAGCAATCCTTTTGCGAGCCTAGGTGTAGCAACTCAAGCCGCAGAAATGCAAATAGAAGAAGCAGATATATCTTTAGCTAATACACTAGATTTAATGAGAACCACAGGTTCAAGCGCTGGAGGCGCTACAGCTTTGGCACAAGCTGCTTTAAGAAGCAAAAAAGGTGTAGCCGCAAGTATAGAGCAACAAGAGGCATCTAACGAAAGAGCTAGAGCTCAAGGCGAGCAATCACTACAACAACAATTAAAATCAGAGCAGCAAAGATTACAACAGGCAGACGTTCAAGGCAGGCAATTTATGTTTCAAACAAGAGAAGGAAGAGAGGTTGCACAAATGGATAGAATTGCTAGTCAAATATCTGGATCTGCAAGGGCAGAAGCGCAGGCTGGAGCTGATTCAACTAGCGCTATAACTGGTATGTTTGGAAGTTTAGCTAACTTAGCAGGTAGTAGAATCGGAGCTTAAAAATATAAACATGGAGAATACAAACACAACAATGAATCTTATTATAAAGCAAATGCTTGACAGCGACGCTATAGCTTATAATAAAGATTATATAGCAAAATCTATAGATGTTAATTTTGGATTATTTGATAATGCTTATAGAGAGACAGGTAAAATCTATGCTAAATTAAAGCTCGCTATACAAAACAACAAATGTTTAGACGAATATTGCACGCTAGAAAATAAAAGATTAATTGAACTACAGGGTGCTCCTCGAGTAAGTCTAGATTTTATGGCAAACTTAACAGGTGAATTGCAAGTTACAGAAGAAAAAAACTACGATGTAAACAACGATTATTCTTTTATAATAGCTAATTGTATTATAAATAAAAGACCAGGTTTTTCTAAAAGTGATGGATATAATGTTAATTTATACTTATTAGAAGATGGCAGTCAACAAATAATATTTACTGGTCCTGGTCTCAAAAAAGATTTTATAATTAATAGCGCAACACTTCAATCGCTGCTAGATTCAGATACTTCTTTAGTAGTATCAACTCCAGATATAAACAAAGACATGCTAAGATTGTTAACTGAAGTTGGTGTTTTTTCTGAAGAATTTATTGACAAAGAAAAACAAGAGTTATTACCAAATGCTAAAATAAAAGAAGAGTTTATATTAAAAGACGAAGAAGGTAAAGCTGATTATGAAATAGTAGATTTAGGTAATGGCAAAGGTAGAAACATGCTACAATTTGATATGGAAAAAATATCACAAAAAGCAGATCCTTTTATTAATGCAGAAGTCGCAGGTCTTTTAAGTTCAGAACAAGATGCTGTAGCTGCTTGGAATGTTTATATAGCTAAAGACACTAGTTACGAAGAAGATGATCAAATGGTACAGAATGCTAACGCTGGTAGTTCGTCTTGGTCTTATGAAAAAGATTTACCTTTAAAGCAAAGCAATAAAGTTTTACTTGAACAAAAATATAAAGTTTATTTTATACAAAACTATTTAAAACAATTCATGACTAATCAATTACCAACAGTAAAAGAAGATGCAGCTGTATTTGATTTAGAAGAATCTAAAAAAGCTAAAGCACAAAAATTTCTAGACGATAACGAATTAAACTAAATTTAATGAACGAATTACAAAAATATGTAGCTTCACTTCAAGATCAAGGTTTAGGCAAAGAAGAGATTAAAAGCAAAATAAAAGAGTGGAAATTAGCAAACGAACCTTTGGTTAACAAAGACGAAGAAATAAAACCTTCTAAGTTTAACCCAGGTGGAAGTTTGAATACTGATGCTTTTAGTGATGAAACTAAAGATATTGCTATAAAGGCAAACGAAGCGTCAAAAAAAGAAAACGACTCTGCGAAGACGATTCCTGTTGTAGAGTCAGAAGAAAATACGGAATCAACATTGGTAGATTCTACATCGGAGTCATACTTTACTAAAAGAGGCGATGAAACAATATTAGATCTAGAAGCTTTTGG